CATTGATACGTTTTGTTAATGTAACAAAGTCATCACTATCGCAGTATTGGTTTAGATTGTTATTATCCCAAAACCAACCAGCACTACTTACAGCACCCTCAGGTGTTTCCATGTATGTTACACAGTCGTCAACACTGATACCCAAGTCTTGTGCAAACTTAGTATAGTTAGTACGACCTGTTAATTGAATAAGCCCACGACCACAGAAACGATATCCATCACCTGATTCTTCAGGGCCATTGCCCATACGATTAGCATAAACACGATTGGCAATAGCTTCTTGTTTGTTTGGTTGACTGCAATACTGAGTTGCTTCAGACAATCCGCCTGGGAAATGACTAGGGAATACACGCATCAGCGTTTCTGGACGATAGTTTAAGTTTTCCTGAATTGCAGTATATCCTGCAGATTCTACAAAGGTCTCACCTAGGAAACTAGCTACACGTGGAACAGTAGTAAGATCGTAATCGGGCAGTACTTTAGCAAGGGCTTCAAACCAATGCGGTACATGCTCGTTGTTGGGTAAAAATTGCTGTAACTGATCTTGTGTAAAATTAAATTGAAAGCCCATTTGGCCACTCCTTACTTGATGTAAGTATTTAGCAGATCTATGGTATTTGAAATATTACAGATTAATTTACGTTGTTCTAAGAATAAAACCCAAGTTAATATCTGCTCTTGTGTTAATTTTGCGTATGTTTTACGGTGAAGAGATGTGGTAATTGTTTTTGCTAAACCACTGCGGGTCATAAAACTATCAAAATTATCTACTTCAAACTCTGTTAGATTTACTACTTGCAAATACGAATATTCAGTATTGTATAATGCATCAATCTCCCCAAACTTTGATTTAACAAATCCCGAGTATAAAAAGAACTCTGTTACTAAATTTGGAAATCTCACATTGGTTTGAAAAAACTCAATGAAATCTTCTTCGCTATTAACTAAGTCTCTGGCTGTGTCAGTATGAAACATGAACGGAACACCATATGGTCCAATGATTAAGGGTAGTTTAATGTTGTAGCGATCTTCGACAAACTTTCTAGCTTCAACAAACCAACTTGCTGGCCCCGGAAATGCTCCAGTATTAGGCAAGTCATTATTGCCGAACAACTTATCCATTGCAATTGATTGTACAAACCAAGTCTTGGCATCTAGGACCATACTCCACTTGCTAGTAGATTCGCCAGCAGCAAGCAGTTTTAATAATTGTTGATTTTCCCACCCGTTGATGCGCGAAGTGTAATTCCATTTACTATAGCATTTTATTTGTACCAGGTGTTGATACTGTTTCCACCATGCTGTATCAATTAACTCTGCTACATCGTCAGTGTCATTGACAACAACAGTAATAGAATTAATGTCACTGGGATTAAAATATTGATTAATGGATTCTGCTTGTATCTCCAGGAGAGGTAACTCTTCTCGAAATACAATAGTGATTAGGTCAAGCATTGGAAATTAACGAATAATACCGGCTAAGTTTCTTAAAGATTCTGTGTAATCGTTCTTGGGTGCTTTGGTAGTTACTTTAACACCTGCGGCAGTCTTTAGTGCGTCGATATCTTCTTGACCGTATGCTCGTTCGTATGCTTCTGGACTCAACGGGATTAGATCGTGTAGTGCTTCTAGACTTAATGTTGTTTCTTTATGTGCTTTAAAATAACGAACACGCCAGTCTTCAACATCTTGTTTGGTTAAGTTTAATAAGTCATCCATTAAACTCATGATATCTTCTGGTGCAGTTTCTTTGCGGTCAAGTTCAACAAACACAAGATAACTACCGTCATCCATTTCGCCGGAACTGATATCTGCATCAATGACCCACTCGTAACCTTTTTCAATAAAGCTAACTAGATCATTTGCTGGCTCTTTACCATCAACTTTAAAACTTAATACAATAACATCACAGTCGTCGCCAAGTTTGCTTTTAAATTCATCAACGTGTAATTCTGGGTGAATTAAACGTGCTAGGTCACCTTGCTCTAAGCCTTCAAATAGATTACGCATTAGGAGCTCCTTGTCCTTGATCTTCAATGTTTGCAGTTTGATCAACTGCTTCATTATCTGCACCTGTTTCGTATGCAGAATCAATTTCACCCATATCAACTGTGCCTGATTCTAATTCTAGTGCACCTTGCTCAATGTCTTGCATTAGTTTCTTAGGCATAACAATAGTAACTAACCATACAGGACTTTTAATTAAACGTGGAACTTTTGTACCGGGCTTAAAGTCACTAGGGCTCTTTACTTTCATTGGATGTTCAAAGTAATCTTGCTTAAATTCAACATCGCAGTCGTAATCACTTAGGCGTACTGCACCCTTGGGATTAGGCATCTTTTTGTATGGCCACATAAATGTGCATTTTACAAAGTATTTTTCGTAAACAGGACCTTCAACAAGTTCACCTTGTTTCCAGTTTTCAAAAGCATACAAATCTAATTCGTCAAGTACACGCTCAAAGTCCAGAAGTGTTCCCACTGCTGAATCAGTCATGAATATGTCTTTAGTGTTGTTTAATAGGTCTTTAATATTTGCCGGCATAGTACACTTATTTATCCAAATTCGGGACGATTAATCTAGTTTAACACCAGTCCCTAATTTGCGCCACAACTCTATTTCATAATTCCACCATGCCTGTGCCTGGTCTACTGGCATTTGATCTAAACTTTCGCAATGATCAACTGCATACGCGGCCCGTACACTGGGCTGTTTTGCAGCCACTACTAGTATATCTCGCCATTCTCTGGCTTTTTCGTTGGGAATAGTTGCAGGAATTGACAAATGATGCGGATTATTCATATCGGCCAAGGCCTGCGGAAACCCTTGACTAACCAAGGTTGGGTGACCGTTTACTACCTTTGACCCAGTTGATCCTAGTACATACACTGGGTGTTTACTGCTATTAAGATCTTCCATTTCGCCTAAGAAACTAACATGTAAATCGACTGTATTACTGACTAATGCTACGCCAGAGTCTGTTGTTGATTTAAAAGGAACCGATACGGTGTTTGGATATTTTGTAGCTACCTGCAATGCAGTTAAGTGACTAACAACACCAAGTCCACTGGTACCAATAGTAAGACGCCCATCCTTGGGTATATCTTTCCATGTTTTATACTTGGTAGCACCGATTGCCATTGGCGCAGAGCACACAGGCAATAGAATTTTAAACTTGCTTAAATCATGACTATCTTTGGGATAAAGATTTGGTCTTAAAAAGAAAGCCGCAGATGAAAGTAATATAGTATTGGAATTATTTAATACATAATTTGCAGCAATAGTACTACCGGCCCCGGGCTTGGTATCAAATACAAAGTTATATTTGTTTTGCGCTTTGTTTGCTTCATCGGCCATGGTCCTGCCGTAATTGGCCATTGAGTCTGCCGGGCTAAATGAATAAACGATTGTTACTGTTTCTTTTGCGTGTACCGGCAATGCAAAGGTTAATACGGCAAACATAATTGCCAAAATTCTTGACATGATAGGTCCTTGATTGAATATATTATTATACTACGGAGATATAAGATGGGCAACCGAAGTTGCCCAATTCTTATTAAGAGTTTTTAATACTGTTTACTAAACCTGGAGTAAAGTAATCTTGGTACTTTGCGTATACACCTGCCGAAGCTTCGCGGAATTTTGCTTTATCTTCTGCAGATAACTGTACAACATCAATACCATCTGCGGTTGCACGAGCTGTAGTTGGAGCAACATCACCAACACTAATATCACGCTCAAAACGTGCAGCTTCAACAGCAGCTTCAAACATAATATCTTGTAAGTCTTGATCTAATGTAGCCAAGAAATCACTGTTGATGATAATGTTTGTTAATAGTAAACGGTGTTCGCTATTTAAAATTGCTTTAGATACTGTGTTCTGTTCGCATGGGTAAACACGTGGCCATGAACTTTCGCCAGCATCAACATCACCGGCACGGATACCTGCGGTTAAGTCTTCGATATCCATGACAATTGGCTGAGCACCTAGTGCTGTCCATGTGTCTTGAGCAACTGGGCTATTAGATACACGTACTTTTGCACCAGCTAAGTCTGCTAGGCTATTAATTGTTTTGTTTACTGGCACGTTCATAAAACCACCAGAGTATGTAAATGCCATACCTTGGATCTTACTGTTATTTGTGCTGTAACCGTTTAGAAGTTCTTGTCCAATTGGACCTTCAAATACACGAGCAGCATGTTCGTGATCTTCAAATAGGAATGGTAGATCTAATGCGTGTAGGTCTTTGTTAAACTTACTTAAAACGTAAGTATACATTTGACTCATTTCAATTTTGTCTTCTGCCATTAACCCTAGTAGGTCATGTTTTGTAATTCTGTTAGCAGTACCGGCAGTAACATCACTGTGATACTTTTTAGCGTATTCGCTTAGTGTTAAGATTTCGATTTGTAAACGACCCGGAGCACGTTCTTCAATAATTTCAGCGAAGCGTTCTGCAGCACGAATAAAGATTTCAATAGGTTCGTGGGCTAAAACCCAGCGTACTAATTTTGGTTTCATTGTATTTTTCCTTAGATATGAAAGTTAATAGCTTGCATGTATATGCTTACGGGCGGGCGTTCTAACTGAGTTAGTAAAAGAGATAAACTCTAGGCGTCCTGTATAATTCCGACGTCAATAACCATTGGCGTTGCTAATATTATTTATCTGTATCTAAAATCTATTATGAACATTGATTCCAGAATCAACGAAATTTGCTTCGCCGAGATAATAAAATGGACTTAGGAATCCTACGAATCCCACAGGTTTTTTCATTTCGTAGTTAAAGAATTTGGGATCAATTTGATCTACTAGCAATCCCAGGCCTGCTTTCCATAGCTGGTACTGCGGAGTATCTTTAAAGTTGGTGTAAAACCAGTGGTCCATTTCGTTATAAAAACTATTGCTAGGTTTATTGGTCTGGAAGGTTGTTGGATCATAATCTGGGTATATTAAGGGCTTGACTAAATGCTCGTACGCTGTTCGTTGAGTATAGCTGTAATTGGGCCAACGACATAGATACTGTGCGTGTTGATTTGCAGGAAGATTAAACCAATTCATAATAAGGTACGCTTGCTTATGTATAAGATCTGGCAAGTCTGGAGTCCAATAAAAATATTCAATATTTAAGTTAGAATATTCTTTGAAAGTACTAACGCTGTGGTTAGCCATTACGTCCATAAAGTACAAATACCATTTTTTATCTTTAATACAGACCTTGGGCTTATCTACTCCGTACAGTATGCAGATACTTTTACCTGTGTCGGCTTGATTTTTATGTTCTTCATAGCCCAGTGGATCATGCTTAAATGCGTGACCGGGTTGGAAGTAGTCTTTGCTCTTAAATACCCAAGTTTCATCATAATCTGCTGTTACCATGTTTTCGGTATAGTCGTGCATAACTATCTTTGTCTTGGGAGCGTGTACAGCCAGCCATTGTAGTACAGGCTGTGCAGCAAATTTATATTCGCTTAATGTATTTTCGGGTTTATAATTGAACGGATCGTCGGTAACGTTCTTCTCGCCTTGCTTGGGGTAGCGGAATGTAACTTCGTCGATGTGTATCTTGTTTGTTACAAAACTATAAAGTGCCATGGCACTATCGCCACCACCACTAAATTCAAGTCTGATGTAATCGTATTTTTCTCTGAGCTGTTGAGCACGTATACGGTATAGTTCTCTTAACGGAGTTTCTGGCTCCTGAGTCCATATCTGTTTACCAAATATTTCGTTACTAAAATTCCACTCTGGGAAATGCCCGGTCTTAGTTGCTTGTACAAGTGCCTGCGGCTTACTGTAAAATGTTTGATCACCGACGGTGTAGTAGCCCAAATTGGAATTCTGATAGATTGCTAGATCGGCAAATTTATTTGTCATTTTTAATTATACTTGAAGTTTGGGGAGATAGTCAACCGGGAAGTTTGCTGACAGCTTAATACTTATGACAGATTTAAAAAGATAAACATGCCGTTTATGTTATGAGCTAAGTCACCTAAATATTTGTGTAGTTCGAGCAGTAATACAACCAACGTTTATCCAGGAGGACATATTGTCTAAACGTCAACACAAAAGAGCAGATGCTCAAGTAGTAAACAATAATCACACCAGTTTTAAAAGTAATAACGCAGTACGATTGGACTTGTATCAAAAGGAACAACCGCCTAAGGCTCAACACCGTCCAATAGCATTACTCCCAAAGAGCCTAACACAAGAAACATATATTGATCTATTAACTGACCCACAGCGTCTTATTATATTCGCTACGGGTCCAGCCGGCACAGGCAAGACCATGCTGGCAGTACTAGCTGCGCTAAAAGCATATAGAGCCGGCGAAATTGATCGTATTGTAGTCACCAGACCAGCAGTAGGAGTTGATGATGAGGAGCATGGGTTCTTACCCGGCGACCTAAATGAAAAGATGGCTCCATGGACCCGTCCTATTTTTGATATCATTGGCGAATACTACCGTCAGTCCGAAATCGCCAAGATGTTAGATGACCGTACAATCGAGATATCTCCCCTAGCATATATGAGAGGAAGAACATTTAAAGACTCGTGGATTATTGCAGACGAAATGCAAAACGCGACACCATCACAAATGAAAATGTTACTCACACGATTAGGTGAAGGTAGTAAGATGATTGTAACAGGTGACACAAGACAAGCTGACCGCAGTGACGATAATAACGGATTGCTTGATTTTCAGCGTCTAGTAGATTCATACAAGAACTGTAAATATGTGTCCGGTGTAGAATTCGATCACCGAGATATACAACGCCACCCTGCTGTGCTTGAAATACTTAAGATTTACAAGGAGGTTTGATCTTATAGCATAAATAATAGTGCAGGTCGCGATGCGTCAACATCCACCTGCTCTAATAGTTGAAAAGGAACTATCAGCAATGATATTTATTATATATAAAACCACAAATTTAGTCAATGGTAAATTTTACATTGGTAAACATAATCAATCTACTGATTCGTTTGATGGCTATTACGGGTCCGGGTCATTATTAAAAAAAGCAATTAAAAAATACGGAAAAGATAATTTTATCCGCGAAACACTTTTTGAATTTAGCGACGAATATTCGGCGTATCAGAAAGAAGTGTTGGTCATTAGCGAAAATTTATCTAATCCGCTTTGCTATAATTTACGTACTGGTGGTACTGGCAGAAGTTATAATTCAACAGAGCAATCTCGCTATCTTCAGAGTAAAAGTGCTTTAGCACGATGGGAAGACCCAGAGCAATATAATGCAATGGTATTAGAAAGACAAACCCGATATAACAATGACACCGGTAAAGAAATAATAGACAATATTGCTAATTCTGTTAAAGCACTATGGGAAGATCCAGAATATGTTAAAAAGCAAACTGATGTTAGATCTTCAATGGAGTACCGATCAGTTCTTAGAGAAAAAGCAAAAAATAGAGAAAAGTTTCAATGTATACATTGCAGTGGTATGTTTCAACCAAGCCACTTAGTTCGCTGGCATAACGATAATTGTAAACTTAATCCTGCTCTCCAGTAACTAATTTATAAACATCCTTCCAAGATTTTACCACTTTAATATCAGGGTGGTAATAGTGGAGGCTATGTCCATGCTCCATTAGTATACTTTTGAGCCCTAACCCTGCACCAACTTCACAATTAGTAATTTTATCTTCGATCCAGTGATATCCACTATTTTGATATGGTTCAAGTGCTTCGTCCTTATCTGCTCCGGTGTCTAGGAATATAAATTTCTCAAATGCTGTTTCACCGAACAACTTACGTAGATTCATTCTACGTAATTCTTGTGCATTTTCGTTTTTACTTAAACTTGATATAGCATGAAAAACATATCCGTGTTCCTCGTGTAGTCTTTTAAGATAAAACATAGAATCTCGAAGGGGTGGTAAAAAACCAATATGGGCACTTTCGTTAAAAATTCTTATTAGTTTAACTGCCTGCTCTCTATCCATGCCATATCTTTTACTGATATCGTATTTAAATTCACCGCCGGGTATTTTATTAAATCCGTGCTGTTGCAAATACACATCAAACGCATATTCCCAATCGAGGCAAACGCCGTCGATGTCGGTTAGTATAATTTTATTTTTCATTTACGCCTTTAACAATTCTATAAGTTTTTCAGGTTTAACAATATCGTGTACTTCTTTAACATTGAGTACACGCACTTCTAATTCAATGATTTCAAATTCGTGCATAGTTTTTAACATATAATCGTCATGTATACAACGAGTTAGGAAACTACGCAACTTACCAGTGGTGTCAAAGGTCTTACCTTTTTCACTCCACTGACGATACATAGTACCTTTATTATACTCGGGGGGATTAGATCCCTTCCTTCGAACTTTGTAGTGTATCTCTTTCATTTCAAACTTCCAATAGTCAATAAGTGTTCTACACACTTTGTACAAATAACATTATAACGTGGACCACCAGTGGGACTAATAGCAGTATTACATGAGGTGCACATGATAAACGCTTGTGTAACAACATGTCCGCGTTCTGCAGGGTACAACGGTGTTAAGGTATATCCGATTGGTTCTGGTTTAGTTTGATCCATTATGCACACCTCAATAAAAATGTAGTATAATCCCTCTTAGAAAAAAATATAAACTCATATATTTTAGACCTTTGTGTGGTCCAAGTAGTCCATTTATCACGTTTAAGATTCTGTATTAACCACGCCCGAATATTGTTAATATTATCAATATCATTATTTGATATATACGGAACACTATACGAATAAGACATTACAGGACCTTAACATAGTTTAACACCGTAACCTTGGCATTGTTGCGGTACTCTTCTTCCCTGTGTGCTTTAACACGACCTTGTATCTGCCCTACTTCGCATACCTTGTCTAAGTTCTTGGCCCAGTAAAATACTAGATTGTCGTGTTCAGTATATCCATAAACTGCGTAGCAATCTGTTGATTGGATGTAACGCTTTTCGATCAAGCTAAACTTGACAGTAATGGTTTCACCGATACGACCAGTATAACGACTTGTACGTTCGTATCTGGCACCTAGTTCACGCACATGATCACGTTGCTGGTACTGGTCCACCAAGTGCGGTGCCCATGCAATTCGACCAAATGTGTTAGGCCCTACTTCTTTGTCGGCCAGGATTTGGTTAAGTAGGCCCAGGAACTGATCTGGTTTTCCTTTAAGGCTCTGCATGATTACATTTTGTTCAATGTACTGTATAACACCATCGGCTTGCTTGTGATGGAAGTCGTTGACAATAAACTTGCCTCCGAACGTGTTGCCAAACAACACAGATTCAGAAATAAGGTGACGATTAGGGTGATAATCCACACCATTTATTGCGATGGGATTACGTACAATAGATCGGTTATTGTGCTCATATGCCGCAATAGCTGTAGCAAGCACTAGTAGGGTGGGGGAGGATTTAATCTTCATTTAGTTGTCCATTATTCCAGTTCATACTATATTATAGCATTATGGGAATTAATGGTCAACTACTTGGATTTGAGCTTGCTGTGTACGTACTGATGTAAGGTGTTTAAATAGTTGGTTTGAGTAAGCATTTTAAACTCTAATGCTTCTAAACGGTGCTTTAATTGTTGGTTTTCGTGCTGTAAATACTCCAGGGTCAGTTTAGTATCCTTGAGTACTTTCTCGTGGCTAAGTAGGTTAGGACGTGGTGGAGCATTAGGATCCACAGCCCGTTTCTTCTTAGGTTTATACATGTTAAATATGCTCATACTAGATATTTATCGTTGGGCACACTTGGGAATTTTACTGCTACTGTATCTGTATCTTCTGTATAGACCGCTTCGTTGACATCGCCGGGTTCTACAATGCAAATATCACCTGCACGGAATTCTTCTCCGTTTAGAATCATACAACCACAGGTAATCAATTGTATCTCTGTAATCACTGCATGATAGTGTTTGGGATAACTAGTTCCTGCTAAATTAGTTTGAAAGCAAACTTCAAAGTCTTCGGTTCGCACTACTGCTCCGGGAAAGTTACCAATAAACCATCCGCGGGCTCCTGCGTCACTTAGTCGATGTCTTTTCATATTATTTCCAATACGGTGCAAATTCGGGTACTACATCTAATACATTTTCGTTACGTACTTGATCGAGACGTTGCGTAGTTTCAATTACCGCAGACCAAGACGATTCCGGTGCTTGGTACATATATGTAATTACAGCATCAATTTTATTTTTAAGAACTTGGTACTTGCTACTAGACACCAAACGATCTCTTGCTAAATCTTTTAATTCTATAGGTAAATTAGTAATATTTTGATCTGCTGGACCATGCGCTATGGTAAGATCTGTTCCAGCAAAGTTTGTAGTATTGTCAATGGCAAAATCAAATACTTCTGTTAGATGCAAGATATTATATACTGTAATCACTACATTGAATTTTAATTTTGCGGCAGGATATGCTAATACCGTTTTAATATTAGTTTGTGTAGTTGCCCAATTGGCACCAGATCGAACATATTCTAATAACGGGCCTGTGGCATCAAGGCTCACAATAAACAACACATTAGTAAATCGTTTTAGGTAATCTTCTAATTGCTTCTTGCCAAAATTTAATTTACTTAAATTTGTTGTGTAGGTAATACGTATATTGTGTAGGCCTAATTGATCTAAGTGATCCAACATTGACCAGTGTTCTTTTTGATATAGTGCTTCACCACCAGCAAAGTATACTTCCTTCAGTTCAGATAAATCGCCATACTTGGCAATAATATCTTCCCATTCATCTGTATCATGTGCTTGTATTACGTAGTCCTTGCGCCCGGTTCCACGATAGGCTTCTTCTGCCCAGGAATGACTATAAGCAGGGCCGCACATGCGACATTTAAAATTACAGATGTTGCTAAATCTGGCATCCCAATACTGCATTTTAAAATTATGCAACTTGCCATCAGTTTCAGTATTTGCTAATAGTGTGTCAACATTGATGTTGAAGTTTTTGATATCTAGATTCTTATTTTCACGAAAACTAGCAAGTCCGTGTTGTTCTTCGCGATAGCATTGGCTACAGGCAGAGTTCTTCTTGCCTGCCAACATATCCGTTCTGACCTTTTTCATAGAATCAGAATTCATTATATCTTCTGCTGACTCAAAGTCCTTTATGTTACCAAATTTTCCGTCACCGGGATTGGCAGAACAGCAAGCACGTATTTCACCACTGGGCTCATGAAAGAAATGAATCCAGGGTAAAATACAAAAAGTATTACTGGGCAGGGGTTTCTGCATCTTCTACTGGAGTTTCTTCTACAGCTTCTTCTTTGGGAATAAACTGTTCTAAGTAAGCCATATCCAACTGTGCCATTGTTTGAATAACGTACTGTGGATAACCTTCTAAGAAGTATTTGAACATTTCGTCGAATGTTTTAGTGGTGCCAAACTTGTTGTATACAATTTTCTTTTCGTTAAGATTTAGAATAACACCTGCGTACTGACGATCTTTGCCAGAGAGCCCTTTGGTGAACTCGATACGCTCATCGTATTGATAATTGTCTGGATTCTTTGTCCAGCCAGCAATTTGTGTTTGTACTCCGGCACGCGGCTTTTGTACATAAAATGCGAGTAAGTGAATATCTTTAATTTTCATAGTTGTGTAAGTTCGATTAAGGTTGCTGATAGGTTAATTTCTTGATCTGCTACTAGTGGTACGTTTACAAGACCTTTGCGAATTGCTAAAATTGCTGCGTCTTGCCCTTCTTGAGTTTTTGACCATAAGTCTAAGTTATCGTACATCCAACGGAACATATCATCCATGTCCTCAATGGTTGCTTGAGCACAAATAACCTTACGTGCATCTACGATCTTGCCTGCTTTAAATAGAGCTACTGCATCTAGTTTCCAATCCTTAACACCACGATCATTTTCGCCTGGAGTATTTAACTTACCAGAGCTTGAATTGGGCTGTAGCAAGTTTAGACATTTACGTAGATCTGGATATGTTGCCTTGACATAACTGTCTAGAGTATCTAGATCAAATTCAATATTTTCTGTTACTAAAATAGTTGCTGCACGTGCTGTAAATTCTGTTACATCACTTTTATCAATATGAAAACCTCGACAACGACTGTGTAGTGCTGGGATAATCTTATGTGGTATGTTGCAAGTAAGAATAAAACGTGCCGACTCTTGATACGTTTCCATTAGGCCACGCATGATGGCTTGAGCATTGTGTGTTAGGTAATCCGCTTCGTCTAACAAGACTACTTTAAACTTACCAAATGGCATTGTGCTAACAAAACCTTCAACACGAGTTTTAATAAAATCCACACCGTTATCACGTGATGCATTAATATGCAAGGTATCGTAATCTTCTACGCCTAGTTCGTTAATAAGAACTTTGGCCAAGGTAGTCTTGCCTGTGCCCGGACTTCCGCTTAATAAGATATGCGGAATAACCCCGTCTTTGATCCAGGCATCAACCTGATCTCGTTGCGATTGATCGGTGAATACATAATCTCCTACTACCTTAGGTCTGTATTGTTCTGTCCAGAGTTGTTTCATTCTTTTACCTGTTGTATGATTGTTTGTGCTATTTTACTGGCTTTATCTTCAGCAAGCGAGTACTTGTGTAACCGTTCTGCACATTTTCTAAGTGCATCGCTTAGTACTTGATCTTCGGCTTCTTCTAATATTAATCGGGCAATATCGTGTAAGGCGACAACTGCGTCGACGAGTTTAAGATTCCTCATACTAGTTCTTCTGCAATTCCTAAAACTTCTGCTAAGATTAAAAATGCGCCTGCAGCAAATAATTGTCCGGCACACAGAAGTCCGCCTGCTACAATACGGAATGCGCTTTTAACTAAACTAATTTTTAAGTGTGCTACTGGATTTGGTGTACTCATTTTGTGCCTTTGAAAAATTTGATAATATTGTTGAAACGTGTTTTGACTTCTTTAACGGAAATCATTGATGGGTGATGCGGACACCTGCCTTGCATAAAATCACAAGTAGGTGTATATGTGTGCTTGCATACGCTACAACGTGGTGGTTTGCTACTTACTCGCTTTTGAGTATCTCTACTATTCTGTCCTGATCCCATTGTTCTTCCCCGGTAAATGTTGGGCAATGCATATATCTATCGTCTAACCAACATTTTAACAGATACAAATCTTTTTTACAAGACATTTGGGTAAAGCCATCATTGCGATCATTGTGAATTTCTATCAATGATTTTTGAATAGCCCACCGAACACTTTCTAAATCGGGTTTTTTAAATCCCATTTTACCAACGGTCTTTTGCATCAATTTGAGTTGCACTACTTAAACTATCATCACTTGGCTCAGATTCTGAAACCAGTAAGATGTCGGCCGGGTCAATTCTGCGAATTGTGACTTCGCCTGTTGTGTCTTCGATAGTAACACCCCGAGTCCAACGTCCGTGGCTTACCAAAACCCATTGCCCAATGGTAATATCTTCTTGTTCTGGTCCAGTAGCGTATACCTGTGCCCAACGTGGACGAATACCTGCACCACGTCCATCATCGTTTAACAAACAGATACCACTACTTAGTTTACGTTCTTTGAAATTCATATCAGATACAAGCACATGATCATTTAGTGCTCGTAAATTATCTACTTTGATTGGTTTAAACATAATTAGATTCTTGTCGGTCCGTTTGATTTTGCTTGTTCTTTTGGAGTCGGTAATGGTTCTTGTGTAACTGTTGCAGGAGCCGCCAGACTATTTGCTAAACTACCACGAGCTGATGGTTGTGCTGGTTGCTTGTCTGGTGATGCTGGAACATTAGTTGTTACAGTTAAGTTATTTGCCAAATCTGTTAATTGCTGTGCATTACTAGCTTCTAGTATTGTTTTTTGTGTTTGATATTCGTGTGGATCATTTGGACTATAGCCAGCACCAGCTGATGGTACCGCATACACTTGATCCATAATTGCGTTTCGTCCAGCGGCAATTTTACCACCAGCACCAATTAAATCACCACGTGCGTTTACCTTCATGTTTCCAACTGCGATTGCTGTTTCGTTGGTTAATTTAATTTTGTCCATATCAACTGCTTGACCACGTGCTGTTTTATATATTCTTGCCATTTTAATTCTCCTTGTATGCTATTTATAAACTGGGTAGTTTACTTTAAAAATTCTTCAATCGGAAGATCGTAATATAAGCTATTAACCTTGTGAACACCCAATAGGTATAATACATAACTTGCTACACTTGATCCACGACCTAATCCCCATACTACCTTGTTTGCTCGCATGGTATCTACAAAATATTTCAAATAGCGTAGCAAGTTAAACAGGTCACGTTCCTGGTATAATAGTAGTTCTTCGCCCACACGTTGCAATTCAGGCGCTGTCTTGCACAAATCCAAGATATGTTGGGCTATATCTAATGTTTTATATTCGTCTGGCATGTGCCAGTTATTTTGATTTTCGTTATCAAATTGTTCAACCGGTATGTTACGTGGTATCCATTGTTGCAATGATGGAATATCTGCATACGTTTTGTTTACAGCCACGTTGAACAAGTTGGCATCTTCAACGTAGAATAGTTCTAGCATCAAATCGGGATTTTGATAAAGCATATCGGCCAACTCATTTGTGTTGGTGTATGCTTGACCATGAGTATCATACTTCATTGAATATCAATAATGTTCTTAAATTGTTTAGATTTTGATTCCATTTCTTCTAATGCTTTGCGATTGCGATTATTCATTTCTTCTTGATAATCCTGAAGCAGTAGTTGTAATTGTCCTACCATATCTGCTTGCCCAATACGGTAAGCATACATCATACGGCTTTGCAATTCAGATAACTTTTTTGTAAGCTCATCCATTGACATCTTGGACAAGTCTGGTGTTAAAGGGTGACCCATGACGGAATGTCTCCTACAGTTGGTTCTACGTATTCTTGTTTTAATTCTTCACCTTTGAGCAAGGCGGTTAGGTCTACCATGGATTGATTTTCTAAGATAGAGACCCATTCGCCAGCGTTGGTTTTATGAAATGTTAAATATGCTATTGTACCGATCGGTAACTGTACTGGTATTTTTCTTTGGTCCAAAATAAACTCCTTGTATATAATTATATAGCAATTATACCAAGGAGTCAAGTATTTTAAATTAGAACGTGCTGGCTGCTATTCGTTTCCAGGTATTGGTTGCTACGCAAATATACATATAATTTGAATCATATGCTACTTGGCCTTGTACACCCGTTGAACTAGAAGTTGCAGGCGCACCAGAATGCAATACTACATTACCAAAAAAGCGTGTACTCTGATCGTTCTCAACACCAATGGCTTGTTTCTGTGCAACAAATGGAGTAGAACCTGTACCATCTGGTGTGGTCCAAACAGTAACATTACCACCGAGACCTGCTGTTACGTTGGCACCTTTGGCATAGAATCCAATAGACCCTACAGTATTAGGAACATTGGCTGTGGTACCAGATCCAGTAAATGTTAGAGCATTAATGTATCCAACAAAGTCATTATTCTGTATACCAACGATAGTACCTGTTGCAAGATTGCCACGCAGACCGGTTATGCTGTAGCCTGCACTCGGACCGTTGTCACCTTGTGTGTACGCTATGTTACCTGTGTAGTTTGTACCTGCACTAACAGAGTTATAACTGCCCTGAGTACTAACACGGTCTTCACCTGTTTCTAATGCAAGTGCTATAGGCAACGAATTAACTCCGTAGCCGATTAAAAATGTAGAATTTACTGCTGCATTAAAATATAATTCTGGATCACGGAAAGTGGCACGGTTACGCGATAAGTCAAAAATTTGATAATTGTTACCGCCGTCGATACTACTAAAGTCAAACAGGTAACTGCCCGGTGAACCTTGGTCAGTAGCTTGGTCAAATGTGATAGTTTGTGTACCATCACCGTTTGGTTCAGACCAGGCAATATCGTTAATACCGATAGTAACACTACTTGGAGTTGTTACAGTATGTGAAGTATCAGTGACCTGAATCCATACACGCATAACACCGTAGCCCAATGCACCAGTACCAGTTGATGTTGGCCAGTTGATAAATTTTAATGTAATTGGACCAGCTGTGGTAATCTTTTGGAAGTTGGCCTGGTCAAAGTCCAATATTGCTACGCCAGAGACCGCACCCAAGTCCAATAAACTTTGTGTCCAACTAGCCAATTGTGGACGACGAATCTGTGTTCCTGCCATGTCATTGTTTAATGGCTGACCAGTTAATGCTGTAGTTACAAGAGCTTTGGATTGCAGATCGCTAATCTCAGACCCTGCAAATGTAAAATTGTTTTTAATGTTGGTAAAGTTGTCGCGGAAGCCCTGGCTACTGTTATTTTGGTTAGCAATCGGGAATGTACCGTCGACGTTGTATGGATTAATATTTGATGGCATTTAATGTTTCCTGATTAACTTAATGTTACGTTGGCCCACTTAGTGCCGTTATACACCTGAATATTTCCTGTGGTGTAGTTATATACTGTCATGCCTATTGCGGTTGGAGTTATGGCATTTACTTGAGTTGTAGTTAAATTGGCAAATTGTATAGCACTTGTTAAAGTAACAACACCTGTACTTGCAATTTTAACAGCGTCGGTTGCTCCACTGTTTACAACAAAGTGAATACTGTTGGCACCGTAGGTACCAATGGCCAAGTCTGTTGTAGCACTGGCTAGGTATACCATGCCCGGAGTACCAAATGCGCCAGAGCCAACAAACGTACTAGAGTTCATACCAAACTCACCATAGTTTGTGGTAGCATTACCTAGATTGTTACTTACGTTGAAGTTTGTACTGGCATTGTTTGCGGTACTTTGATTTTGTAAAATCATTTGGTTGTAACCAGCAGTATT